AGGTAGGCAGCCAGGCAGCCGATATGCGCCGCACGGCGCACCACTGCAATACCGATGCCCTGTGCGGTCGCGCCCTTGGCCGCACAGTCCAGGGCCCGGCTGACGCAATACGGCCCCAACACATAATGGCCGTCGAACAAGCTGGAAATGCCACTGTCCGCGACCTGTTCCAGCGCCTGCGCGCGGGCCTTGACGTGCCCGCTGAGCATACCGTCGATGTAGCGGCTGACCAGGTTCAGGCCATGGGTACGATGGCCGAGCAATTCGCCTTCGAGCAGCACCCGGGTCACCGCCTGGGCGACATCGGCATCGGCACCGGCTTTGGTGAACAGGCGCTCGACAAACGTGGTCAGTGCTTGCGCGTCGTACTGCGTGTTTTGAGTCATGGCAGTTACCTCGAAAAGGGGACGGGAGCGGTCGATCAGGTCACTGCCCCAATCTGCCAGGGCACGAATTCGTTCTGTCCATAGCCGTGCTGTTCGCTCTTGCTGCGTGCTCCGGAGGCAATGCGCAGCATCTGTTCGAAGATGAATGCGCCGCGCTCCTCGATACTGGTAGAGCCGTCGGCGATGCCACCGCAATTGACGTCCATGTCCTCTTGCTGGTGCTCGAACACCCGGTTGTTGGTCGCCAGCTTGATCGACGGTGCCGGGGCACAGCCGTAGGCCGAACCACGGCCGGTGGTGAAGGCGATCAGGTTGGCCCCCCCGGCCACCTGACCGGTGGCCGATACCGGGTCGTAGCCAGGGGTGTCCATGAACACCAGGCCCTGGGCACGCACGGCTTCCGCGTACTGGTACACATCGACCAGGTTGCTGGAGCCAGCCTTGGCCACCGCACCCAGGGACTTCTCGAGGATGGTGGTCAGCCCCCCTGCCTTGTTGCCGGCCGAGGGGTTGTTGTTCAGTTCGGCGTTCATGCGCTGGCAGTAGTCTTCCCACCAGCGGATGCGCGCCACCAGCTTTTCGCCCACCTCACGGCTTACCGCGCGGCGCGTCAGCAAGTGCTCGGCACCGTAGATTTCCGGGGTCTCGGAGAGGATCGCGGTGCCACCGGCTGCCACCAGGCGGTCGACAGCATTGCCCAATGCCGGGTTGGCGGTAATCCCCGAGTAACCATCGGAGCCGCCACACTGCAGGCCGACCACCAGGTGCCGGGCGCTGACCGGCTGACGCCGCACCTGATTGGCCTCGGCCAGCAGCGTCTTGACCTGTGCGATACCGGCTGCGATGGTTTTCGACGTGCCACCAATCCCCTGGATGGTGAATGCGCGCAGTTGCGCGCTGGCCTGCAGGCCCTGGGTTTCCAGCAGGCTTTCGATCTGGTTGGTTTCGCAGCCCAAACCAATGATCAGCACGGCAGCGAAGTTGGGGTGAACGGCATACCCGGCCAAGGTGCGGCGCAGCAGGCCAAGGGCTTCGCCGCTGGGGTCCACTGCGCAACCGGCACCGTGGGTCAGGGCCACCACGCCGTCGATGTTCGGATAGTCGGCCAGCACCTCGGGATGGATGTCACGGCGAAAATGGTCGGCCACGGCGCGGGCCACGGTCGCCGAGCAGTTCACCGAGGTAAGAATGCCGATGTAGTTGCGGGTAGCGACCCGGCCATCGGCGCGCACGATGCCCTGAAACTGTGCGGTGCTGCCCGGCTGAGTGCGGGTATCGACACCAAAGGCATAGTCACGGGCAAAATCGCCCATCTGCACGTTGTGCACATGGACATGGTCGCCAGCGTCGATAGCCTGCGAAGCGAAGCCGATGATCTGCCCATAACGGCGCAGCGGCTGGCCCTGCTCCACACGCTCGGTGGCGAGCTTGTGGCCCGAGGGAATTGGCTGGCGCACGGTGATCGCCTCGGCATCCAGGCGCAGCCCTTGCGGCAGGGCCTGGCGAGCAATGAGCACATTGTCCAGCGGGTTGAGGCGGATGACGGCTGGGTCACCGGATTTGGCAATCAGTTGCATGGGACCTCTCAGGGCGGTGCGGCTGACTTCTTGTTATGGCTGTCGCCACTGTAAGAAGCCTTGCGCAACATTCCCAATGAGATGATCCGATCGAACGATAACCTGGCGTTATCGCAACAAGATATCGGTGCGAAATCTTCAATCGACTATGGGGGCCATTGGGTCGTGCAGCAGCCCCCCGCTTCCTATGCTAGCGCTGCCCTGCGACGTTGTGCGCCCTCCAGCAAGATCTCGACAAACGCGCGGGCCGAAGCACTCAGCGGTTCATCCTTGCGGGTGACCACACCATACTCCAGCGCCGGCACATGCAAGGGGCTGTGCAGCTCCTTGAACTGCCCGCTGGCCAACTGCGCAGCAACCATCGAGCGCGGTAACATGGCGATCATCGGGGCTGATTGCAGCAGTTGCAGGAACATCGGCATGGAGATGGTCTCCACGCTGTCGGCGGGCGTTGCGATACCGGCCACCCGAAACGCCTGCTCCAGGCGGTTGCGGATCGGCGTGCCCACCGGGTACAGCACCCACGGCCAGTCGCCGAGTGCTTCCAGTGGCGTGCTGTCGAGCTGGTTGAGCGGGTGCTCGCTGTTCACTACCAGGCTGAAGGGCTCGGGCTCCAGCGGCTGGAAGTCGAACAGTTGGCTGAAACGCTCTTCGGTGAAACGGCCAATCATGATGTCCAGCTTGTTCTGCTCAAGCATGGTCAGCAGGTGATCACTGGAATGCTCCACCACTTCAATCGACAGCAATGGGCTGCGTGCCTTGATGGCGGCGATGGCCTGCGGCAGCACCAAGGCGGTTGCGGCAAAGATCCCACCAACGCGGATAAAGCCATGCCCGCCGTTACGCAGGCGGTTGACCTGGTCGACAAACTGTTGCGACTCGGCCAGCGCACCCTGGGCGTAACGCACCACGTATTCACCCAGCTCGGTGGGCGGCATGCTGCGTGGCAGGCGCTCGAACAGGGCAAAGCCGAACTGCTCCTCAAGGTCACGCAGCATCTTGCTGAGTGCTGGTTGGCTGAGGTTCATGCGCGTGGCAGTAGCGTGCATGTTGCGCGTGCGCGCCAGGGTATCGATCAGCACCAGGTGCTTGTAGCGGATCCAGTTGCAAAAGCTTGCGTGACTAAGTTGCAGCCCTTTAACCACGGGGGCTGCATCATTTCGGAAAGACATCCTTTAGGTCCTATTGGGGCCTGAATGGCTCGATAATGCCAGCTTTATGACAGCGCATCTATTCCAGTCCCCGGCGTTCTGCCGACCGTTTCCCCTCCTTTATATAACTACTCACAGCCTGGCGGCTTTCCGGAACCCTTTATCACCTGGTGTCCGCCATAGTGGTCAGGATCATAATCCCCGAAGAGGCCAATAGCCCAAGCCTCCTCGTGCTCCATCAGCGCCCACATCCTGCCTGCCTCGGCAAGCTCGAGCATGTCGACCAGGTCATTGTCATCGACATCCAGTCGCCGGCGAGCGGCATAGGCCATTTCACTGAGCACCGCGGCACGGCCATCAGGATCAGTCACCAAAGCAACCTGATCGCTTAGCTCGGCCAGCCAGGCCTGTGGAAGCCCATTCTTCATTCTGCCCTGCACCACCACGACTGCGCATACAGCACGCCGTCGACCTCTTCCACACCATTGATGTTGATGCCGAGCTGGGCCATGCCGTTGACCTTGGCGTCATGCAGGCGCGGGATTATGTCGGGCCCGGGCGTCGGGTTGAACACCCACGCCTGGGTCGAAACCCGGCCCAGCGGCTCACTGTGGTGATCGCCGATATGGATGTCGGCGCGCAGGGGCTGGATCTTCCCGAGCTGACTTGAAGGGATGGCCACACCCTTTACGCGGCGGCGAATTAGGAGGAAATACATGGGGCACCAATACTGTATATGCAAACAGTATCGTATAGGCGCGCATGCTCTCTGGCAATCGCCGTTCAGCTGGCCATCGAAAGGCGAATAAAACCCTGACTCATCCTAAACCCTTATCCGGCAATAGGAAGCCGCTTGTAACGGCGGCTTATCTGGAAAGCTCTGCCTATCGGCCTCTTCAGCCGAAGTTCACGAATAATGTCGATTACTTCAAGAATCCCCGAAACCCTAGACACTGTTTCCAACATCCCAGGAACGTTTAGCTCTTTTTTATGGCAGTAAAAAAGTTGAAAACCTCATCACATATAAATTCATCTGCCGTTATACCCCTAGCAAATGGATGATGCTGAAGCCAACTTCGCGCTGTCGGCCAGTAAAAATACGCCCAATTAAGAAGCACAATCCTCTGCGATTTCGTCATGGAATCCATGACCATCACAGCATAATTATACCTAAACCGGTCAGGAATTTCTGAAGTAACAATATGCTCCATCGCCTGTCTTATTGAAATAGCGAACCTTTCAAAAGGCCCATGCTCAATAGAGCCAACAACGATGTCCCTAGCTTTATTTTCGGACTCATTTATTAGGCACCGCAAAACTTCCACCCTACCTTCACGATGGCACTTTACCAGGCTATTTATATACTCAACATCAGCATGTCGCCTTGAACTGTCAGCAATATTGTTTAATAAAAGATAAAACTCACTACGAAACGTCTCCACTTCGTAAAGCTTGTGTTGCTCTTCTAGTATTTTAGTCTGAATAGAGGTAGACCTTAACAGGACAACCAGAGCAGCAAAACTTAGAATGGGATTCGTCAATCCACCAATGAAATCTCCCACCTGGCCTATTCCATCAGGAACCTTTATTTCATTCTCCATGAAAAAAAGAAAAAGTATTATAACTATAACAGATATAGTAGCCGACGCAAAAACTATCGAGCCCTCAGAGTAGAAAGTCAACTTAGGAACATTACTCCTCCTAAAACACCAAATTGCCAATATCGCCAACAAGGCAAGGAGAAGGAAAGCAGCCGCAAGCGCGTGGTAGGACATTCAAGTTAATTCCATTACTTGAGAACAAGATCTTTTGGTAGAAAAACTACCATGCCGCATCAGTAAAAGGAACACTGCAGTACATCAGCGCTTGCCTACCTTGAAGTGAATCTACCGACACGCAGATGCTGCGGCTTTAATTTTCTTTTCGTATCCGATCCGCTGCCGACGCTCAGCCAGCAGCGCCCTCACCTTCACCTCCAGGCCGCCGGCTTAGTGAAGCGGTGGAAGATCCTTGCCTCGGGCCTTGGCGATGACTCGAAGCTGGTAATCGGAGACTGCCTGGAACAGCGACTCAGCCAGCAGGCGCAGGCGCTCGATCTCTTCTGCCGACGCGCCGCGATCTTGGGCCTGGTGATACTCGCGCATGGCGTCGACCGCCTGCTGAATCAGTGGCTCGCCCGCCTCGACCATCCCAATGAAGGTGCGCTTGTCCACTGCCCTACCCCTACTACTTGATCAGGGCATTATAGGACGCTTCGCATGAGAGCCCCGCTATTCGGGCATGATCATAAGCCTGCGCCAACTCTCCCGCTCGCTCATCAGCCCGTGCGAGCAGGTCGGAGAGCACCATGGCGGCGCGGGTGGCTGCCTGGCCTCGGGCGATAGCGGCGGTATCCGTGCCGGGGCAACTGACGGCGGCAGCGAATTGGGTGGCGTCGCTGCGCAGCCGCTGGCCAGCAGCATCGGCGCCAGCAGCGCCAGCATCAGCAATCGTTCGTTCTTCCTGGGCATGGGCTCTCGCCTCCTCCTGCGCCTGGGCGCGTCGTTGTTCTTCCTGCCGCGCGCCGCGCTCACCGATCACCTCGGCCAGCCGGTCACCGCTATCTCGTTGCGCTGATGCCTGGCCGGCGTTCGCTCTCTCTACCGAGAGGCCGTGCAGGTAGGCCGCCCAGTGGGACGCCAGCAGCACAACAACCGCCAATGTGGCCCAGCCCTTCATGCCAGCGCCCGCCGAATGCCTTCGTCGATCACCTCGGCCTTGTACGGGTTGCCGCCGTTCTCGTGGACGATGATGCCGACCACGGCTTCGCGCAGCACCTGCGGCTTGGAGATGTCGATAGAGTCGCGCACGCCCACGCCGAGACGCTTTGCAATGGCCTGCGCGTAAGCCAGGGTGTTGTTCTCGCTGGACGGCGCCCAGCGGCTGATGAACTCCAGCGGGGTGTCGATGCCAGGACGGCCGACACCGGGCATACCGTCCTTGCCCCGGTAGTTCAGCAGCAGCTTGCCCAGGGCACGGATGCCGTTTTCGGCCTGGTCGAACCTGGCGAAGCGCGGCTTGGCCACGCCCTCCTCCATGCCCAGCTGGCCCTGCCAGGCGTTTCTTGGGTTGAAATCGATGTTGCCGGGGTTGTTGTTGCGGACGCCGCGGGGTGTATTCATGACATTTCTCCAGGCAAAAAAAATCCCGCACCGGGCGGGAATTTGCAGTGTCGACTTTTCAGATATCGGGCTATAGGGCTTCAGATGCCAACATCGGCGAACAGGAGCTTTGAGGACTGATACTGGCTATCCATCTCGGCAATCGTGAGAACCTTGTCCCACTGCGCAACCTGGTACAGCTCGGGATACAACCCGATAATCGCCGAGTTGCCCACGTAGTAGTTGCCGCTCACCAGCGTTGGTGCCCGAGAAGATGGGACCAGGGTACCAGCGGCAACCCCAAGTTCAGCGGCTGTCTTTTCTACGACCTGGCCAGTGGTCATGTTGCGATAAGTGAACTTAGTTCCATCGAACGTTAGGAACAGGCAGCTCTTGATTCCAAGCGGCGCCACGGCGCCAATGTTCGACGAAGAGGTCCCCCTTAGCCGTCCGCCAAGCGTTGTGTCATTGGCAAACTGCTGAATGACGGGCGGGAAGTCTGTTGAAGAAACGCCGTTTCCCATGTCTGCCAGGCTGCAGATTGTAGCGTTGCTGGCCGGCTGCCCTGTGTCGAAGGGTATGCCCGAGTATCCACCCACCACCATAGTTGTGAATCGAACAGACCCTCCAATGGGCAGCGTTCGGTTTGGAATTTTAAAGTCGAGAGCCCCGTTCCTGACGATCAAGCCCAGACCATTCGCCGTATCCTGGAGCACGGTCGAGTCCTGGACCAACGGGGTGTTGTTCAGCAGGTTGCGGTACGGGACAGCGGACAGGCCGCGACCAGAAACATCTTGCAGTCGATTGGCCCTTGGACGGAAGTCATAAGCGCCGAGAAGGTTATCTACGCTTACAAATCCGCTAATCAATGGAAATCCCTTTCCAGACCAGTCCACACCCTTGACGCGTACGATCAGACCCATCACTGAATCTCCTGAACAGTTACTTTCCCGACTTGGATTTCTCCGTCAGTGCAGGACAGTTTGAAGTTGATTGTGCTGCCGGTTATGTACGGGACAGCCTCATAGTCGAATGCCACTGGCCGCCACTGCATCCCAGCAAAATCATGGAACTCAGCCCCGCCAGCTGCCGGGTAACTTGTCCCAGTCCACATCTCGCACTTCAGCGTTCGCAGGTCGACGGTATCGGGCGTGATGGTCGCGCTCGAAGGATTCACCCCTCTATCGACGATCTGGCTAGCATCAAGACCTGGATAAAGCGCGGGCCGCAAGAACGCTTTCGGGAAGTACCGAGCCCAAACGATAAGCCTGTACTTCCGTGGCCGGCCTTCATCTGCTGGGAGCGCAAACGCTTGCGCGATCGTGGCGGTCGTGGAAACCACGGTCACACCATCGATTGCGGTGTCGGCGCCTGGCTTGCGTGGCGAGTTGTAGTTATCGATTGGGACTACGATCGCCGGCGCACCAGTCAGCGTCCATCCAGCCTGCTGGCCTGCTGTTCCGCAAAGTGGCTGAGCCAGAATGTTGCTACCCACGATCACAGGATTGCGACGCTGGAGCAGCGGGCGAGCGTTATCCGCGCCCTTGTAGCGAACCTTCAGATCATTCAGGCTGAAAGAGCCGGTCAGCAATAGCTGCAGCGTGTTCCCAACCATCGAGTTCGAGAGCTCGCCATGGAGCAGAGTGATCTTCCCGGCGTAGCCACCCAGTGAACGCCAGGCGCCTCTCGGCTTGTTCCACTTTGACAAGTAGGTCGGGTCGGTTGGCGTGGATCCTTGGTTCTTCCCTGGCATGCTCGCCGGAACATCCAGCAGATTGCGGACCGACACCGCCGCCGTTCCAACAACACCAAGCGTCAGCTCAACAGCCTCCAGGCTATTCGCACCACCAGGCAATGTCACTTCAAGAAGCGCATAGTCGGTGAATGCTACGGGCAATCCAGTTGCCAGGCGTAGGTATTCGTCGGCCTGGGTAACCCCGGCATATGTCTCGCTGTTGTAGCTCAACTGGCTGAGCTCGTCGTACTTAGCTTCCGGGCTCAACGACTTGTGGTAAACGGTGATTTCCTTCCACTTGGCATTCTTGTCCAGTCGATTGCTGTACAACAAATCAGCAGCGCTCGACGCTACGAAGCCGGCGCGCTTGCGGAAGATCTTAATCGCCTGTCTCGGCACCGGCATCCTATCAATGAAGTCCAGCATCGGCAGCCAGAACACCCCGCCAGTCCGGGATCCGGGGTGCAGAGTGCCTGGCCCCTGCATGAATGGACCCATTTGTAGATTGCCAACCTCCCTGTTGATGGTCGAGCAATCGATGAATGCGCAGCCGGTTTCCTCCGCAATTCTCGCCAAGTAGGCAAAATCTGCAGATAGGGTGTGGAATTGGCTGGTGACAACAGGCTCAGATCCGAACGCCCTTACGGTGTCGATCATGCGACGAAGGTTCTCGCCGTAAAAAGTCAGGTCGACGCTGCGGAATGGCGCATCGTTGTTCCAGGACGTGATGAATGCATATTTGGGGTTCATCACCTTGAAGCTGTATCCGGTCTGGGCCGTCCCGTTAACGGCCCGGTACTGCATGTCGAGTAAGTCGTTTCCGCTCACGCCAAAGCTCATATGGCGAAACGGAGACAGCGCCGACAGCTGGCTAACATAGGATTTGTCTTTTACGGGGTAGTAGGCCTCGGTGAAGCTGTCTCCAATGTGAATGATGCTGTCATCAGATCCGATGCTTAGGGTTTTCCATTCTTCAACGGCGGCATCGGATTCGCTGCCAACCAGTTTTCCGCCGCCCCATAGCCTTCCCTGCTTGTCGAGCCCAATACCAACATTGCCTTTGGAGTCGCTAAATGCGATATCCCAGAAATCATCGGCGTCCGATTCTGTAGATGACATTTCCGTCACTACAAGGTCTGGAGCAAGCGACTGGCCCTCCTTAGTCACACTGAAAGCTGAGTTGTTACCTGCATCGGCCACTGCGAATGGCAACTCCTCGTCCGTGGATCTCTCGACATCAAGCGTTCGATCGTAAATGTCGAAAACCGTAGAAGCGCTTGCAACCCGCCCTACCTCAAGAGCGACACCGGCATCATTCCGGTACCTAACCTCGTAGGTGCCGTCCACGCCTGGCACGGTAAAAAACCTGTTACTCGTGCCAGTGCCACTGGTTTCAGTGAGGCCTTCGGCAACACTTGGGTAAGTGTTCATGCTGGCCAAGAAGTCTGCGTAAATCTTCTGCAGAGTCGGCTTCGTTACCCCATTGATGACGACAAAATCTTCATCAGAGAGGAACAGAGAATTTGCATTGGCAACAAGCTGGTTAAACAGCTGCAGAGATTCTGCGCCGGTGGCCATAGTGTTTCCTCGTCATGTCCCTGAACAGGGACCGGTTTCAATCAGGCGGGTGGCGACTGGTCGTCGTAGGTGTAAACGCGCGCGTCGTAGGGCATACCCTTCATGGCGACGTTGCCGTTGGCTGGGTCGGAACTGGTGATGATGGTTGGGTATGCCCACCGGGAAGCCGGGCCGAACAGGATGTGCGGCGGCTCTAGCGGGCCGTCGACCACCGGCGTGAAGTCGAGCGCGTCAACCCTCACGGTGTACTGGTCGACCTCTGTAGCGGTAAACGGGCCCGACAGCGTGCCGTCCAGCTTGCGCACTCCTACCAGGTGTTCGGCCCCGGTGCTGAAGTCCATTGGCTCCGATGAGCTCAGCAGCGTCCCTGATCCGGTGACTACGAAGTCCAGCAGGATCGCGCTCTGGCAACGCTTTGGCGCATCATCAGCAACGGCGGCAAAGCTCAGGTATCCGCTGTTGCTGCCGTCCATCTCGGTTTCCCAGGTGTAGATGTCGGTGCGGAATTTCTGGTGGCCGCGCCGGCGCATGCCGAAACGCCAGGCCCTGGTCTTGTCGCTGAACCCTGGCATCTTGATCTTCTCGACCTTCGTGCCAAGATCCCCCGGCCAGCGGCACTCGACCGTTTCCCAGGCCCATGTGGTGCGCGACAAGTACTCGACATCAACGCCATCAAAGTCGTTGATCGACGGCATCGCACCGCTGATCTTCAACATCTTGGTCATGTTCTGGGGCGAGTAGGTCTGGGTTTTAGGGCCGTAGCTCACGTCGAAGGCTGCCCTGGCGCTGTCACGAACCGGGCGCAGCAGGCCACGGAACGTGACCAGCTCACCGAACCCACAGGCCAACGCGTTGTTCACCATGTCCTTCACGGTGATCGTGGCGTCCAGCGTCTCGTCGTAGGTATCGCCACGGGCCACGCAGATGTTGTGGAAGGCCTGCCATTCCGGCAGATCCAGGTCGTCGTCCGTGTACCCGCGCTTCTTCAGTTGGTAGATGCACCATGGCACGATGTCGCGACTTGGCCCGGAGCCACCCGCCATGAGGGGCAGGATGCGCGTTGCTTCTGCGCTTACCTGGCTCTCCGACTGGGCAGAGAGGCGGTCACCACCACGGATATTGCAAGTCATCACCGTCAAACCCGGGTAACTCGTCGGCGAGCTCTGCATCCGCCCGCGCAGGTCCGTCCAGGTCGCATCGTCGCGGGCCTCATCGTTGATCCGCCCGGGCCTGTCCACATACTGCTTGCGAACCCGAGCCTCAGCACGCATCGGATAGGGAAGCACTACCCGATCCGTAAAACCTTGTGCGTCGAGCGAACCGCCCACGTTCATGTACTGCAGCTGAGTCCATGCACCTGCTACGTCCATGTCTCGGTACTCGAAGACGTAGTACGTCGGGATCTCGTATATCTGCCCTTCCCGGCCGATGCCGGCAAGACCGTTGGCGTAGGTCACCGACCACTCCAGTTCGGTCACCTTCTCGCTCTCTGGGCAGCAAGCGAATGGCCCGCGATAACCACCCTGCAGGTTGGATGCATCAAGGGTGATCAGGCCATTGACGGTCTGCATGGCGTTGAAGCCTGGCCAGTCGTCATCGGTTGCCCCGGACGAGGTCAGGCGCGCCACTTCCAGCAGGCTGGTGCTGAAGGCCGTGATCCTATATAGAAGGCCGCGCGGGCCTATGGTTGCCAGGCCCTGACCCAGCGCCAGACCGACCACCGGCGAGCCACCGTCGTAGTCCAACGTCATCTCTGCTGGCTGCTCAGGAATGGCGCTGGTGGTTGCCGTGCCGGTCACGCCGACCGGTGAAGCCCCCAGAATGGTCGAGGCGCCTGTTGCGGTAATGGCCTGGCCGGCGAATGGTGTCAGCTCAACGAAACGCAGCCGTCCGCTGCTCTGCTGCGCCTGGAACGGCATGCCGCTGAGCAGCGTGTTGAGTGCGGACACCAGGCCAGCCAGGTCGGTTGTTGCCGTGTTGAGCGTGATCGGGTAGGTGGACGATCCGCGCACAAGGCTGAAGCTCAGCGGCGTGACGTTGAAGTCGTAGCGCGTCGGTGCGGAAGAACCGGTCAGCGTAGAAGCGGTGCCGGGGGTTGCTGGCACTGCGGGACTGAATGGCGTGTAGCTGTTCACCACGTACAGGCCGGCGTTCGCCCCGGCGACCTCGATCAGCATCCCAGGCGTTGGGTTCAGCATCTCCAGCGGGCCGCGCACGATATCTCGACCCACCCCGCCGTCAATAACGGTGTAGGTGTACGGCGCAAGCACGCGGACGATGATTCCGTTCGACCAGTCCGCTGGGAATTGGCCGGAGCCGGCCGGCACGCTGATGGTGTCGCCCACAAACTGGTAAGCCGAGGCGGTGGCCGACCTGGTCAGGTCGGTGGCCATGGTCAACTCCAGGCCTGCGGACCCGCTGGAACTGGCACCGACCTCTGGAACATTGAACCAGTTGATATGGGCAGGATCGGCAGACAGATCTGCGCCTGGTGGGTAGATAGTGAACGTAGCGTCCGCGCCCAGGGAGATCAGCGGCGTTTCGCCTACCTTGACCTTGGCCAGGGGTACGTCGTACTCGCCTTCACCGATGTAGAGCAGCATTTCTACGCGCTGATCGCGAGGAGCGAGGTATGCCCGGCGCGGCTGAGCCAGGTAAGACGGATAGACCCTCTGGTGTCCGGCGATCTGCCGCACCGGGTCGCCCAGCTTGACCTTGTTGCCTTTTGCACTGGCATCCATCAGAGGGTCGCCCTGCTGGGTGCCGGTGCTCGATGGCATGCCCGGCATCTTGGGCATGATTGCCTTCAGCACCGCCTTCGCACCCTTGAATAGAGCGAAGGTGATGGAGAATGGATCGGTGCCCTTCGGCTCACGGTAGATCTGGAGCAGGTCGCTCGGCTTGAATTTCACCTTGTGCCACAGGTGGTGCCCAATTACCTCGTCGTTCAGCACCACGCTGATTGGCGGGCTATCCCGACGCTCATACGACGGTGCCAGAGCCTTCAGCCACTCCTCGATGGACATGCGGCGGTCGGTGGTCCAGGTGCCGAGAGGTGCAGTTTCACTCAGCTTGCTCGGATAGAACTCGATCACGGTAATACACCACCTTGGGTTGAGCGGCTTCGAACTCGCCAGTTGTTCGGAGGCAGGCGCCCCCTGGATTTGTGTCCAGCACCTTCAGCCGGCCTTCGCTGCGCACCACCACGCCTACGTGCAGGCACAGCGCACCGCGGAACACGGCAGCGATGGCGCCAGGCTCCGGCGCACACTCTTCCATGCCCTGGCGCAGGTCGTGATAGGCCTCGGTGTTGGCCCTGACCTTGTCCTTCCCTACAGCGCCAAGGCTTGGCAGTAGCGGCAGGCCGAACACCTGATGGCGCACGGCGATGCACAGCCCCCAACAATCGAAGGCAATAGGCCCCCGTGCACCCTCGCGATACGGGGCGCGCATGAATTTCTCGATCATGGTCAGATGTACTTCAGGCCAGGTGCCAGAGATGTGGTCAGGACGGTGCGCAGACCGTTGGTGTTGAGCAGGTCGAAGAAGCCCGCAGTGAGCTTGGCCACGTCGTCCTCATACTCCCGGCTGAGCAGCGTCATGCGGTACCGCTCGCTCGGGAACGACAGGTCTTCGGCCAGGTAGCGCCGGAAGGTGATGATGAAGCGCTTGTCAGCAGCCTTGGCCGCCTCCACCACCTCCTGCACCTCGCCGGTCACGTTGTCCAGGCCAAGTACCAGGTTCTGGAACGCGCTGTTGTCGTTCTTCGGCAGGGCCAGGTCCATGGCCATCGCGACGAAGGTGAGCGTCCGCCCGTCCTCTGTCGTGCACACCCGGTCTTCCCAGCCAGAGCAGTACAGGTGGGAGACGGTTCCGCCCTCCTCCCGCGCCTCGATGGTATCGACCAGCTCACCCCGACCAGATGCGTAGCACTCTTCGATCAGGCTCATCCGAAGTACCTCGTGTACCACTTGTCCAGGCTGCCAGAGAGCTGGGTGTTGAACTGATCAAGAGGCATACCCAGGGCCGCGCTTATGTACTGGTCCTCGGTGTAAACAGGACGGTCCTTGAACTCCAATTGCGCCGTGAACCGCCAGCGCTTTATCTGGGCAAGCTCACCGCCGGTATACATGCCCTTGAAGTGAACCAGATGCACCTGCATCCCCAGCGGGGTCTGCAGCGGCATTTCGAACCACTCGAAGCCAAGGTTCAGAGTCCATGTATGCCACCCCTCGAACAGGGCAGCCTCCTGCTCACTGAAGTTGAAGGTGAACCGAGCGGAGGTCGGCGGCTTCCTAGTCGCAATCCGGTACCGGGTGCGCCCCGTCACCATCGGCGTAGCCCGCATCGGATCAACCGTGCTCAGCCCATACCCCTCCTGCAGAGGAAGTGGCAATTCTGCCGGGTATTGAATCATTGCCGTTCCTCAGCTGAGGTTTCGATTTATGTGAGCGGGCTGAGGCCCAGGGCTTCTTCCATGCGGGCGAGGCGCCTTTGCAGGAGCAGCTCTTTCTCATCAGGCGGGACAACCGGCTCGGGCACAGTTGCGCCCGCCCCGTCATCGGCCTTTTCGGTTTCGGTGGTCATGAGATTTCCCTTTAGGATCCCTGCCGGCGCAGGCCGTAGGCATCTTCCAGCGCTTGAGACATAGGCCCGTTACCCCAGATATCGGCCACATACACGGTTGCCATCTGATCGCCGTTGTCGTCGCGACTTTGCTCGACCTCTCCAGCACGAGATCTGTCCTGCACCAGATTCACCACCAGGTTGGTCTGAGCTGCTGTCGGAGCCTGGGGGCTTCCGGACTTCTGCATCGAGATAACCGAGCCGCCACCCCCGGCCACGGATACCCGCTCATTCGAGTTGATGGCTTCCAGCAGTGCCCGGTTGCGCTTGGTCGCCGCGGCATTCACGACGAACTCACCATCACTTAGGCGGGCCATGATGCTGTCGGAGGTGCCGGTACCGGCGCCAGACACGTAGCCACCGGTGGCGAATCCGGGGATCACTGCCAAGCTGGACGCCAGCGCCGTGGTCGAGGTCAGTGCGGCGGCGGCTGGCACGGAGTTGGCGCCAAGCGTTGCCAGAGACGCCATCGCCGCAGCCGGCGCCCAGGCCGTGGCCGTGGTTCCGGCCAAGATCATGCTCTGGCTGGCTGCTGCAGCGCCTAGCGTGGCGTTCAGCGCCGCATTCAGCGCCATCTGCACGCCCATCTTCACAAAGCCAGCGAGGATGTCGCGCACAACGTCACCAGCGATGTCGCCCAAACTACTGAACGACAGCTGCCCATCCATGATCGCGTCGGTGATATCGGTCGAGATGTTGTTGAACGCGCTGGAGAAGATGTACTCGGTCTGCCCGGCGATGTCGCGCGCCTGGTTGCCGAAGTTCTGCACCGCCGCAGTCCACCCGTTGATCGGATTGAGCATGGCCTGATCCATCATCGCCCAACCCTTCTGCAAGGCTTGAAGCCTGGCCGGGTTGGTCTCTTCGAGGATCTTTATCTGCTCCTGAATAGCAGCGCGCTGCGAGGCGTTCTCGGCAAGCCTCAAGTTGTCCTGCAGAGCGATAATCTCATCGTTCATCTGCCGCTCTAGCTGAACGCGCTGGCGGTAACGGTCAGCCTGAAGATCGCCCATGCCGACAGAATTGGCTTCGACCCTATAGCCCTCCTCCTCAATTGCGAGGCGGCGATTCACCTGAGCCCGATACTGCTCAGCAGCGGTCAGGCCTTGTGCGCCCTTCAGTGCCGCCGCGTAGTTGATCGAGGCCTGAGCCAGCGCCTTACTGTATTCCTCCTGGGTGATCTTGCCCTTGCTCAGCGCCAGATCAAGCTGGGTCTGCTCTTTGGTCAGCGCCCGAGCGGCCTGGGCTGCTGGGTCGTACTGGCCATAAAGACGAGCAAAGGTGTTTTCTGCCTCAGCCACGCCACGGTTGACGTTCTTCGGTGCGTTCTTCTTCGCCTCGCGGGCCTTGATGTCCGCGATTTCCTGCTCGATGCTCTTCCGGGCTGTGGCGTATTTTGTTTCTTGCTCAGAATTGAAGCCGCCCGCCGCCATCGCATCGGCGCGGGCCTTGTCGAGATCCTCCAGCTGTTTCTGCAGCTTCTGGGTCTGGGTTTGCGCGGCAGTGAACGTCGAGTTGATCAGGTCCACGCCTTTTTTGCCGGCGCCTTGAACTACTCTATTGGTGGTGTCTTCCCAAGTCTTCCAGGCATCATCGGCAATACGGCCCTGCAGTTCAGTGGCTCGTTTTTCTAAAGCTTTCAGGCTATCAGGGTTAACTCCCATTAGACTGCTTGCGGCCGATCCATATTTGCTGATGGTCTTCCGAGCTTCAGCGATCTGCTTGAAGACCTCTGCCAGTTCCTGCTCTGGCGTCGTCTTACGCCTAACATCAAGCATCGCATCCCAGGCCTTCTTGGCGAAGTCCCCTAATGATTGCCAGGCGGATTCCAGGGAGCCGAGATTGCTTTCCATCTCTGCCGACCTGGTGCTCAGGGCAGTGGCATAAAGATCGGTAGCCGCCTTGGCGGCATCTATGGTTTTCCCCTGCTTCTCCAAAGAGACTATGTTCGCGTATTGGCTGGCAGTCAGGATGTTGAGCTCAGCATCGAGCTTTTTCACTGCCTCGACTGGACTCTTCGCAATATCGTTGAATGACTGAACTACCTTGGTAACGTCTTCTCCGGTCTGCTTCGACCAGGCCAGTGATGCCTTGGTGATCTGCGCATACATCGGGGTGAGGGCGTTGCCGGATCCTGCAAGCTGTTCAAGTACCTCCGATGCAGCGCCAACAGTTGTCCCGGTAATAGCCACTTGCTCAGCAAGATAGGCAAGTTCACTGTAGCTGGTACCGGCCGCGTTCCCGTTTCTGATAATCGCATCAGTAAGGCGATCCGATTCTTCGGATCCCTTGTAATAGGCCAAAGCCAGCGTACCAGCTGCTGCAGCCGCCACTGTAAACGGATTCACTAGACCAAGGACGTAACCACCAAGAGCCTTGGCTGCCGGAATAACGCCTCCGAACATGTCCTTCAGCTGGCCGCCCTGCTGTAGGAATACTGTGAGTGGCGCTTGCCCGCCCTGAAGGCTGACCGCGATGTCGGTAAACTGAGCAGGCACCCCGCGCAAGGCTGCCTGGTATGCCTTGGCTGACATGCCGGCTTTGTTCATGCTGGTGGTGGTTTCACCGAGCGCCTCTCGCATCGTATTGATGCGCTGGGTGTACTCGACGAACGTGTCACTTTCAACCACGCCGGCCTTCTTCAGTTTCGCCAGCTTTTCCTGCATATCGTCGAGACGACCAAGAGCTGCAACTGTCGGGTTAATTTGACCCAGCAGTTGGGTTAGCTCTTTCCGTTGATCATCAAGACTGCTGCTCACTCCATCGGCTGCAGAGGCCGCTGCGTCGCCAGCCCTTTCCATGCGTTCAAGGGATGTTGTCAGGTCGTCCGCATTGCGCTTTGCGCCCCGCGAGTCGATCGTTACCGCCAGGCGGGATTCCTGGGTCATACCTTTCTCCGGGCATAAAAAAACCGCCTAAAGGCGGTCTTTTGTTAAACGATGCAGTCACCCGGACAAATCTGATCCGCAGTGTTTGCACTTGATAGCTTCGATCTTTACGACCTCTGCGCAAAATTTGCACTTCTTGAAACGGTCACTGGACCCAGAATGTTCAGCTCGAGCTGAGTCAGATCGTCGCATTGCAGCAACGAGGACACCCGCTAAGCCACCAACAAAGCCTGCTAGCCCAGCCGAGAATCCATCGCTACCGCCAGTTGCCTTGATGACGACTACGGTGAACAAAAAACCCAACGCAGCTGTGATCAGAAAATGCAAGATCGCACTGTTTCCTCTCTTGCTGGCAATCACGGCCGAAACAGCGCACACCAGCAAGAAAAAGATCAATCCCCAGATAGGTTCCATACCGCCTCCTTAATGATGTTGGCAATTTACCATCACTTGTGTCGCGCCACCATCAACGCCCTTCCGAGGACTTAGTTATCACCATTTTGTTGTCAGGGCCGCTGCATGTGATCAGCACGCTGCCATCTTCAACATAGATCCGGGTCATCGTCATAGCACCGGTATTCACAATGTGAACGATATCGTCAGGCGGAACATTCAGCTGAGCAATAGTATTCGCCTGAGTTGCCTGGCATTTCTCGAAGCTCATCGACACGGAGCTTGATTCGGCGGCTGCGCTAGCAAACACAGGGGTTGCCGCAATAGCGATCGCAGCGAAGATACTTCCATTTTTCATGGGTCGGCTCCTTGGTTGAAGGAGGCAATTTACCATCATCATAGGAAGCACCAAAACCATGAGCACATTATCCAGAGGAATGATCTCTATTTTTTTCTAGGCCCATTCTTTGACGCTTCCTTTTCCTGCTGATCATCCCACCGCTTCCGGAATTCGTCGTCCAGGGCGAAGATGGCGGTGTCGAACTCTTCGCGGCATATCACCGATGGGTAGCGGTCGAGGTATTCGGTGATCGCTGATGGTGCGATCGGGGCCGGCGCGCCCATCATGCCGACGTATTGCCGGGACCGACCGATATGCCCG